CCTGCCCAATCAATTAAAGTAATAGATAAGCATGGTAATGATGTCGATCCTTTAATCGTTGGTAATGGCTCTAAAGCTAATGTACAGTATACCTCTTTCGAGTGGGATATGGCAGGACGCACAGGAGTTAAGGCTATACTAACTGCACTACAAATCACTGATTTAGTAGAGTACTCAGGTAATGGCACTACAGAGTTTGATATCGAAGCGCAACCAGAAGTTGCATTAGAAGAAGACGATGTATTTTAAGTAAGCTAATGCCCCTCGAAAGAGGGGTTTTTATTTTCAATTATAATAAGGAGTAATACTATGGGTGAATACCATAAGAAACCGTTAGGACAGATAAGAGCAGATGCTAAAAGGATATTCAATAATCCTTATCGATATGCACCTGAAGATATGTCACCAACAGAAGCAATGAAAGGTAAGGGAGACTATATTGGTGGAGCACACTACAATAGACTACCTGACTTACAACAACCAGCAGAGATAGCTCATGCATGGGGATTAGACTTCTTGTTGTGGAATACAGTTAAATACCTGTCAAGAGCAGGGCATAAGGAGGGTGCTAATATGTCTGCAAAAGAAAAAGAGATAGACGACCTTAAGAAAGGAATAGACTACATGCGTATGCGCATTAATGTGCTGCAAGGTAGAACACCCCTAGACTTTGGTGTTAAGAGACCTCTTCAGGAAGACCATGAAGTAGTAGCAAGTTGGCTTGATGAAGACGCAGAGAGTTTTAACAAGCGTTGGAATCCAGAGACAATGAAAGAAGCTAGAGAAGATTATGCTGAAAAGAAACTTAATGATGTCCAAAGCAATATAGAATACTACACAAGAAAAGCAATGGACGAAGGCAAACCACTAGGAGAATTAGATGATGACGGCATTCCTTTATAAATGGACTAACAAAGATAACAAAGAGTATTATATAGGTGTACATGAAGGTTTAGAGACAGACGACTACATAGCATCTAGCTCTAGCTTTCTAGAGAAGTATAATAAGAGTAAGACAAGGTGGAAGAGGACTATTATAAGTGACCACAACACTATGGCAGAAGCTTTACAAGCAGAAGCTGTAACGGTCACTGAAGAAACTCTTAAAGACCCTAACTGTTTAAACAGAATGGTTGGGGGCGAGCCTAGATTTACAGCACTTGAACTCAAGATGGCTACATTAAGTTCGCTGTATCATCAGCAAAACTTGGGGTCAGCAGGCTGTAAAGAAGCGTTCAATAAGCTTTGGGGGCACTACCCTAATAAGCATTGGTCGCCTAACCCTTGGACAGAGCCTACGCTATACGCACTAGCCTGTTCACTAACAAGGTACATAACTAAGGAGGAGTAATGAGTAATCCTAACAACAATAAGAACTTCAATGATGAAGCATTAAAAATAAATAGAACGTTAAAGAAAGAGAATGATACGTTACGAATGTATCTAAGAGAGGTGTGTGAAAATGCTGACGAAGATATACCACACTATTCAAGGACAAAGCATTTCAATGCTGCATTAAAGACAGCTATGGGATACTTAAATAAGGAGTAGTATAATGAGAGACAAAGGAACTCTTAAGTACCATGGTCCATGCCAAGCGTGTGGATCGAAAGACAACAAGGCAGTGTATGAGCACGATGACGGTGAGTTATCTGCTTACTGCTTTGGGTGTGGAGACTATGATGTTGAAGGTAGTCTTCCTATAATTAATAATAAGGAGTATGATATGTCACTAGAAACAGTGCAAGATGTAAACAAGTTTCCTACAAGAGGCTTTAAAGAAAGATGTATCACTAAAGACGTAGCTGATAAGTACGGAGTTAAGGTAGGTTATTCAGAATCAGATGGCTCAACCATTGAGTACCATTACTACCCTACTACCCGCAAGAATGAGGTCGTAGGCTACTCAAGAAGAGAGGTAAGCACCAAGAAGTTCATAGCAATAGGTGATACCAAGAATGATGTTCAACTGTTCGGTCAATCTTTATTCCAACAAGGAGCAAAGAAGCTAGTCATAACCGAGGGTGAGCTAGACGCTATGTCTGTACAACAGATGTATGCTAACAAGAACAACGAGTACCCTGTTGTGTCTATAACTAACGGTGTAGGCGGTGCTAAGAAACAAATCGCAGCCAACTTAGACTGGATTAACTCGTTCGAAGAAGTAATCTTTATGTTCGATGCTGATGAAGTAGGTAAGAACGCTGCATCTGAATGTGCCAAGCTAGTTAGAACAGGTAAGGCTAAGATAGCTAACCTAGGTAGACACGGTAAAGACGCATCAGACTACCTAGTAGGACAACACCTAAGAGAATTAGATGATTCTGTATGGAGAGCCGAGAAGTATAGCCCTTCAGGTATAATTAACTCCGCATCCACATGGGAAGAGTTCAGTAAAGACATGCGAGAGGATAGCGTACCATACCCCTCATGCTTTTGTGACGTAAATAGCCTGACTTACGGTCGTAGAACAGGTGAGTTAACTATCTTTACTGCTGGTACAGGTACAGGTAAATCAAGCTTCATTAAGGAAGATATATACCACCTACTTACCACAACAGAGCATCAGATAGGTGTGGTATCTCTAGAAGAATCAGTTAAAGAAACCTTAGATGGAATTATCGGACTACACGTAAACAAACGAATTAACCTTCCAGACACCCCCTTCGACAGGAAAGGAAAAGAAGGAAAAGAAGCTTGGGATGCTGTAGCAGGTACAGGTAGGTTCACACTACTAGACCATCAAGGCTCACTAGCAGATAACAGCTTAATGGATAAGATAGAGTATCTCGCAGCAACAGGCTGTAAGTTCATCTACCTAGACCACATTACTATTGCAGTCAGTGAAGTTGACGGTGATATTAATAGAGGTATGGATCGAGTCATGTCAGACTTACTTAAGTTATGTAAGAAGTTTGATGTATGGGTTGGCGTAGTATCTCACTTAAGAAAGACAGGCATAGGCTCTATCTCTTATGAGGAAGGTGCTGATGTCACAGAAGATAGTCTTAAAGGTTCTGGTTCACTTAAGCAGATAGCCTTTCAGATTATAGCGTTCTCTAGAAATAAGTATGCTGAAACAGAAGACGAAAGAAATCAAGTTAAGCTTACTGTTCTTAAGAATAGATTCACAGGTAAGACAGGTTACGCAGGCTCTGCTAAGTACAATGATGTAACAGGTAGACTACATAGCACTAAGATGAGAGCAGATGAGTTTACAGTGGAGGAGTTATGAGTAGAGCACACATACTATATACATTAGATGACGACAGAGCATTAACAATGAAAGAACTAATGGAAGAAACAAAGATAAGTAGAAAAACACTATGGCTAAGACTACAAAGCACTAGAAATATTGAAGAGTTGTCTAAGCCTACCCCTAATATGATAAAGAATAGAGGTCATAAGAATTATTATGAGGATACCTATAGAGATTTATCACCTGAACTAGTAAAATTACTGTTCGGTAAGTGGGGGATATAATAATAATAATATAAGGAGGAAGACATGAAATATGTATTCGATGTAGAAGCTAATGGGCTTCTTAACCAAGCAACTAAGGTATGGTGTATCGTATTATATAGCTTAGATAAGAGCAAGTCAGTAACATTCACAGATGAGATAGATGGTTACCGTTCTATTGAAGAGGCACTAACTATAATGTCTAAGGCTGAACAGCTTATAGGTCACAATGTTTATGCCTACGATTTTCCATTACTAGAAAAATTAAAAGGCTTTAAGTTTACAGGTAAGATTCTAGATACCCTACTACTATCACAGCTACTTAATTTTGATAGAGGAGGACACGGTCTAGCTCAATGGGGAGAAAGGTTTGGAATACCTAAGCCTAAGCAAGAGCAATGGGAGTTCTTTGAGGAAGCAATGCTTAATCGCTGCCAACAAGATGTTGAGATAAACAAGAGAGTATATGTTAGACTTAGACAGGAGTATCAACTAGCTAAGATACCTGCTAGTGTCGTTCATACAGAGTTTGAGGTAGCTAGGATTAGTGCTGAACAAGTAAAGAACGGATGGCTAATGGATATACCTTTAGCTAACAAGCAACTAGAATATCTTAATGGTGAGCTACAAGAACTAACTAATAAAATAGACCCACTACTACCATTAGCATTAAAGCGTTTGGATCCAGTAGATAAGGTTGTAACACCTAAGTACACTAAGAAAGGAGAGCTACACGCTCATCTAAAGAAATACTGGGAAGGCTATGACTTTGGTTACATGAATAAAGAAGGTAAGTTAGGCGGTGATTACTCACGCATTAAGTTCATTCATATAGAGATGACGCAACACGCACTCATAAAAGACTTTCTATTAAGACAAGGATGGAAGCCTACCACATGGAACAGCAAGAAAGAAGGAAACAAAGTAATAAGAACCTCACCTAAATTAACTGAAGATAGCTTTGATTCTATTGAAGGAGATATAGGAAAGAATCTAGCCTTACACATGGTATATAGTCATAGAAGAAACGCACTCAAGTCTGTTAAGGGTAAGACAGGTTGGTTAAACACTGTAAGAGAAGATAACAGATTAGAATGTATACCAATGACATTAGGCGCTGCAACAGGTCGTATGCGACACCGTAACCTAGTTAACGTACCCTCTGTTAATGCAACGTTCGGCAAGGAACTAAGACAGCTATTCATAGCACCACCAGACATGGTACTAGTAGGCTGTGACTTAGCCTCAGCGCAGTTAAGATTATTGGCTGCAGCTATGGGTGATGAAGACTACAACAAGACTGTTGTTGATGGTACAGAAGCTGAAGGCACTGACA